GCTTGATAATCTTGGTCTTGATACCTGTATCCTGTAACATATTCTTTGCAGCTTCAGCATAGGTCTGATCCTCACGCAACTTAGACTTCTGCATATCAAACCCTGATAGAATCTCTTTCAACTCATCCAGTTTCTTATGGTCCTTTTTACTAACATCACCGTTCTGTAACTCTGTAATCTCCGATTGTAAAGTTGAGTTAAACTTCTCAAGTTGAACAAGAGAACTATTCTCTTTTGCAATATGAACCTCATTTTTTCTAATATCATCAGCAGTTTCTTTTATTTCTCCCTGTCTGACAGAGACTTTAGACAGTTCATCTTTAAGCTCTTCCATACCCGAAACTAATTTTTCAGATTTTTTACTCTCAGTATCAATCATGTCTTTCTTGAATGTCTCATCGATATGTTGTTGACAAGTTGGACAGTCTTCGTTTTTTTCAAAAAAACCAATCAGTCGAGTGTGTGCTCTATGTTTTTCTTTTAACTGCGATTCTATATCTCTTAACTTTGTATGTTTTTTATTTACCGAATCACCATCCGAAATCTGGTCAAGAAGTTCTATATTCTTTTTCGTGTGAAATTCAATAGATGCATTTTTCTTAAATATTTCTTCTTCATTACCAGATATAAGAACAGTTTTTTCTCTTATAAGTTTGTCCTTGTTTCTCTGCACATCATTAATATACTTTTCTTGTAAAGAAATCTTCTCCTCAGACAAACTATACTGATAATCTACTTCACGCATGTCATCAGAAATAGTTTTCAGTTGTTGTTTGAGAAGCATATTCATCAAAGAAAAAATCTGAATGTCAAGTATCTCTTCGACAACCTCTCTACGATGTCGAGCCTTCAACTGCATAAAAGGAATAAACGTGGATGATCCAAGAATAACAACCTGTGTGAAACTACGATAGTTTAGCTTTAGAATTTGTTGTTCAAGATACTTCTGGTAGTCACGCGAGTTAGCATCTTGGTTATATAACTTACCGTTGACATGAATTTCAAATACATTTGGTTTGATACCACGAATAACCTTAATCTTCTTAGTTCCAATGCGAAACTCCACCTCAACAAGCGCAGCACTGCCATTAACAGAGTTTAGAAGTTGGGGTTTATTAATGTTACGGAATGGCTTACCAAACAAACCAAAACAAAGAGCGTCCAAAATAGTAGACTTACCGGCACCGTTTTCTCCAATAATTAATGTGGTTGAATTTCTATCTAACTGTATCTCTGTAAAGTTATTACCAGTTGATAGAAAGTTCTTCCATCTCACAGTTTCAAAATGAATCATATTTCTAAATCTTGTGCCTCTGTATAAAGTGACCGCATTGTATTTTTCAATCGATCCTTGCTCAGTGTAACATCTAACTGGTCAATGTATTTCTCTAGAAGTGTCATCGTATCTTCGGTGTTCTCCACAATATCATCAGACACACTCTCTGCATCCAACTCAGAGAAGTCTTCGATAATCTTTACCTCAAATGCATCAGCCTGCAATAGTCGATCTGTAAACTTGTCGAACTGATACAAGTCTTTCTTGTTGACCACAATCAGTTTGACATACTTCTCTTTATACTTAGATACATCTTCATTAGTATAGTCATTAATAGTATCGTCATAGTAAATCTTCTCAAAGATCGTGTGTGGATTAATGATGCGTTCTAGCTCTCGTGTCTCTGTATCAAAAATGTGGAATCCTTTCGGATCATCATAATCACTCCAAGTCATCTCATACGGAGTACCCAAATAGTAAATATGGCCATCATCGGATTTGTGATGAAAGTGACCACTGAAACACAGATCAAATCTACGAAACAATTCCTTGTCAAATGCCCCCTCAGATTTATGTCCCTTGTGCATTTCAAAACCATTTACTTCCAAATGACCCATAAGAATTTGTGCGGGTGATCTTCCTAATGCTGCCATTGAAGGATCATAGTTATTCGCATTGATCCACGGCATGAACTGAATAAGACAATTATCAAATTCTACAACCGCTGGATCAGTGTAAATATTAAACCTGTCAGAACCTACAAGTTCTTCCATCGAATTGACTTCATTGGTATTCTTGTAATAAGTATCGTGGTTGCCAATAATAATGTGTAAATCAATACCCATCTCTTGAAAACGACCAATAAACTTTTGACGAAAATCTGATGCAGTTTTGAAGCTGATGTATTTACGTCGATCAACTACATCACCCATATGAATACAGGTTTTAATACCACGTTCTTCTAAAACAGGAAAGAACACATTATCGTAGAATTTATAAAAATGATCATTGATACTTTGGTTATCATTTCTGGCACCAAAATGGGTGTCAGTTATAATTGCAATCTTCAACGGTCATAGCCCCTAACCGCAACCTTATCAATTTCTGAATCATCCATAAAATTCTCTAATCCTTTTTTACTTTTTTTTTCTGTTTTTTTCGGTTTGTAAACATCTTCATCTGGAAGATTATTCATAGCAAAAGAATTATCAATACTATAACTAGTTGAGTCTCCCGGCATGGTATCGTATGACATATAGGTGCTACCCTCTATGATTTTGTTTTTAACGTGGGTTTGTTTTTTTTCTTTTTGGATTCTTCGGATGAAGGCGTAGTAGATGATTTGCGTGAAATACGCGAAAGGGTTGTTTGACTTCTCTGGATTGAAGTTTGAAGCATATTGTAGGCAGTTTTCGATCCCATCTGAAATCATGTCATCCTTATATGTGTAGTTAATAAAATTTGGTCGATAGGATAAGTGCGTTGCAATCTTCAAAAAACACTCACCCATATAATTAGTAACAGGGGGTTTCTCTTTACCAGAATCCTCTGCAACTTTACATTTCTCTTTCCACTCAATCATAGCCTGTAGAAAAACTTTATTATCTACATAGTGTTCACCTTTTGCTTTTGCCATAAGTACTCTCCTAAACTTTATCCACTATACTATAGTAATTAAACAAAGTCAAGGAACCATAAAATAAAAAAGCGTCTTGACTCTTATCAAATTTGATGTTACATTAAGCTTGTCTTGGGTTACAGAAACGCATTAATGTATTGAGTCCGTTTCTGCTTCTAAATCATTTAGAAGCTCATCATATATTTCGTCCTCCATATCATCTACAGTTGGTAACTCTTCGGGTTCTTCTAATTTATTTAAAACACCTTCATAGTATACACTAAGACCCGGCGAGGCGGGTAACATTATAATAACATGTTTCGGATCAATCTCAAAATATTTTTGATCAGTAAACGGTTGTACCCAACGTGATAGCATCAATGATTCTGTCATTCCGGTCAATGTCATTTTAGGAGCAACGTGCATTAATAGGGGCCTCGATATTTCATACATCCCATCTTCTTCGTGTGAGAGTTCGCAAATGATATTTTCGCCACTAATGAGTTTTATGATTTTGTAAGTATCTGTGTTCATCGTAGTTTTACCTTGCTAATTTCATAATCGAATTGTTCTGTATTATAGATATTTATGCGTTCTTGAAAGTGATTTAATGTAAAGTTGGTATTATTACGAAATGTTAAATCGTCTGCAATATCAAAAATCAGAACGGAATTTTTACTCTCCCCCTGACGCAATCCTCTACCGATACTTTGGAGCACTCGAATTCTAGACTTAGACGGGCTCGCGAGCACGATGTTGTGGATATTGCGAATGTTGATACCAGTACTAAAAGTACCATACGATGCAATCGTGATAGAATTTTGTTCTTTTTCGACAATTGCTCGTATTTCTTCACGTTCTGTAGTGCTTGTGTTACCGTAGATGAAAAATACTTTTCGCATTCTATCATCAAAAAAACCAGTTTTTTGTTCTTCCAATACTGCTTCATGCAGACGTTTTCCATGTTTCTCTACCAGTTGATATAGACATAAAGTATTGCCGGGTATATGCATCAATAGTCCTGCAATAAATTTATTTCTAATTTCATTTTCACCAAGAAACTGTAGTTCCTCTGCATATGTCATTTTCTCGCGTATATTCTCATGTTTCAAGATAATGCACTTGATTTTGAGATCAGCAAGAGATTTTTTCTCAATCAACTCCTTTGTGGTTACTACTTTTTCAACAGGACCAAATAGACCTTCTAAAACTAGTTGGTGCGTCTGTGTCCCGTCTAGGGTTCCTGTAAGGCCAAATCTGTACTTACATTGGTGTAACTTAGTCATGATGCCAGTAAGCGACTTGGCCTTAAACATATGCGCCTCATCACCAATCACACAACCAAACTGTTCAAAATACTTCTTTGGTAGTTTATAGATAGACTGCCACGTAGAAATTACAACGTCTTTCTCAACTTTACTGGAATGCCCCTGATATACTCTTTGACAGTATGTACCAGAACTCCAGCCGTAGTCTTCGAAATCTGAATACATCTGTTCCACAAGTGAGGTAGTAGGAACTAGTATCAGGGTCTTCAACCCCATCATATGATAATAACGAACTAACGAATATATTACAAGTGATTTACCCGAAGCAGTAGGACTAACGATAAGAGCGCGATTTCTGGCAATACAATGATGTACTGCATCAATTTGGTAGTCACGAACTTTAAGGGATTTACCGGCGGCTCGAGGTTTGAGTGACCTGATGAAATCTCTGACAACCTGACGTACAACATTCCTATCATCTTCTACTCCTTCTTCTAATATATAGTCAATTCTGTTTTTCTGACAGAACCCTTTAATGTATTCTAACAAACCAACATAGATTTGTCCAGTACCCGGCGAAAATAATCTTATTTTTCCATCCCACATTCGATTGCGATACATGGGCATAAACTTAAAACCCGGCACTTCGAATGTAAAAAACTCCGCCAACTCTTGTCGAGAAGAATCTGTCATCTCATCTAGAACTAGATATACTTCGTTCTTTTTTGATATACGCATCACGGCGGCCCCAATACCCAGCCTACTATGGATTTTCTAATACCAGATTTTACTGGTCTTACCCTATGCCACATGTAAGCGGGAAATATTATAGTATTATATATTGTTCCCTCAAACGTATCGTATCTAGTTTCGGAATTTGGATTTCTAGTTTCAATATCAAATTCTCCACCCAAATAGTCGTTGTTTAAAATCGTAGAGAATGAAATCTTCCTAACCAAACCATTTGAGTACGGGTTATCATGAACGTCTCTGTGCCATCCATATTCACCACCAATATCATATTCAGAGTATTGCAATGGTTCAATATCAGTTAGTTGTGTATTCCATCTATTGCAATACTCATCACTTATAAAATTAAAAATTTCTCTGCATATTGAAGTATCATCAATGAAC